TAACAGTATCACCACCTTCCCAAGCAGTAATTTCCAAGCCTTGAACGTTGTTTTCAGAAATTACCAAATCAGTTTGAGGATTTGTCGTGCCAACACCTAACCGCTCCGCAGAAGCATCCCAGAAGAACTTAGGCGTTGTGCCTACGTTGTCGTAGAAGGAGATGTCGCCACTTGCTGCTATGCGTAGACGATTATCTATGTTTAGATTTGCATTAGTACCAACAACAAAATCCTCTGACGCCGCCCCAATACCAGCAAAAAAATCTTGAGTCGCCCCATCAAACTCAATACTAACATTAGAACTTGTGCCTGAATTACGTTGAATTTTCAAAGGCGATGTACTTGTACTATTTAAAGTGGTAGCACCATCAACAGTCAGCCCATCCATTGTGGCTGTGCCAGTAACGTCTATGCCTGTGGCGGTTGTGGCTATCTTAATCGCGTTGTTGTGGTATAGCCTGACCTCACCGCCGTCTACCATTGTGGCATAACTTTTAGAAGCATCTGCATTTCTAAAAATAGTGTTCGCGGCATCAATAATAAGCGAACCTGCTCCTGTTTCTCTTATGTTGGAATGGTATCCATCATGGTAAATCTCAAGATCATTACCCGCACCAAAAATAGCCTTGTCATTATCGCCAAGAGACAAACCATCAGCAGTGACTGTGCCTGTGAAGGTTGGGGATGCTGAAGAGATAGCAGCGATGTTCCACGCAGAACCGTCATAGACTTTCATGACATCACTAGTGGTGTTGAAGTACAACGCACCAGTTAGTAAAGCATTGCCGTCATTGTCTAGTGTAGGGTCAGAGGCTTTATCGCCTAAGTAGCGGTCATCAAAGGCATCGTAGCTTGCTGCTGCTGCGGTTGCTGAAGTTGCAGAGGCTGTAGCCGAAGAAGCTGCATTTGAAGCTGATGTGGCTGCGTTACTGGCTGATGTAGCTGCTGCTGCGGCAGAGTCTGCTGCTGAAGTAGCTGAACCAAGGATAGAGTCTGTGTAGGCTTTAGTCGCTGCATCTTGAGCTAACGTAGGGTCGCCAACACCAGTAATCTTGTTAGTCCCCATAGCAATAGCACCAGACATAGTGCCGCCAGTGAGGTTGAGCTTTAGTGCGTCTGCTGTGTCAACATAGGTCTTAGTCGCTGCGTCTTGCGCGAGGGTAGGATCAGCAACACTAACAATCTTATTAGCACCTAACGACAGTTGACCTGTCATTGTGCCGCCCGCTAGCGGTAGCTTTCCCGCGAGGGAGTTAGTGACTGTAGTGTGGAAAGACGCATCATCGTTCAATGCAGCAGCTAGCTCGTTTAGAGTGTCTAGTGCAGCAGGTGCGCCATCAATGACAGCCGCGATAGAGGTGTCTACATAAGTCTTAGTAGCAGCGTCAGAACCTGCAACAGGCTCAGCTACATCAGTAAGGCGTGTGTTTGTAAAATCTACCGTGCCATTTACGACTAGGTTATTAACAGTAGATGTACCACTAGAAGCTGTGACATTGCCTGTCAGGTCGCCTGTGACGTTACCAACTACATTGCCAGTGACGTTACCAGTTAGGTTACCTGTGACATTACCCGTCAGACCGCCTACAAAGCCTGTAGTGGCTGTTACTGTAGAACCCCTTACTGTTGATGGGGTAGTCGCACCAATAGGCGTAGAGTTGATTGAACCGCCTGTAATGACTGCGTTGCTAGATGCAAAAGTACCGTTAGCGGTTAGAGTTCCAGTAACGGTAGCTGTAGCAGTAGTGACAGTAGAAGGATTAGTACCCAACTCTACAATCTGTGTAGACGCATTCTCTGTAAAGATTCGTTTGTCTGTGACGTTGACAGCGAGTTCGCCCTGAACCAAGTCACTTGTGGTAGGGACTGCTGAAGCAGTTGAGCTGTTCTTGGTTACTATCGTTGCCATGTTAAATTCCTGTAGTTACCACTTGGTTTTATGCGACCAGTATCTTGCAGATAGTTTTGAAGGGCTTGAGTCTTGAGCGTTATGCCTAGCGTAATATGATTTCTTTCGCGCTTTATCTTTGGCAGTCTTGGGATTACTCCCTGCGCCCGTCACACCCTGCTGTCCGAATCGAACAGTCTTGATTTGATCACCGACTTTCGCCAATACAACATGGCTTTTCGTGGGATGGTTAGGAGTTCGTTTGGGTTGATTAAACCCGGATACACCGAGCTTTGTGAGTCTAGGATCTTTCATAAGATAAGGGGGCAGGTTTCCCTACCCCCATCTCCACTAGCCGTTAACAGCCATGATGAAGCCGCTGTCAGGACGGTAAGTCTTGACACCGTACAGAGTATCAGCAGTATACAGTGTTCCGAGGAACTCCTGCTTGTACTGAGTCTGTGAACGTACTGACATCTGCTCTGCCAAGATCATAGTGTCTTGGTGGATGAGCATTGCTGCCTTGATTTCACCACCCGCAGTGTTGTCACCTGCTGTTTCTGTGACAGGGCAGTTAGAAGTAACGTATACGTCAACGCCGTATAGGCTACCGATCTTACCGTTCTGTACAGTCTGACCACCAACAAAGTCAGAAGATACATAACGCTCAACGCCCATGATGGCGTTACGCAGTGAAGGAGGAATAACAAACGCACGGTTGTCCATAGGGACATCGGCGTCATCCTGCTTCTGAATCAAAGCGCGGAAACAAGCATCAGTAAAGACGTCAGCAGTAGTAACCGTGTCGTTAGCGTAGGCAGTCAGACCACCAGTTGCATCACAGTAGAATGCAGCAGAGTTAGTCCAAGCAGAGCCATCGCCATCACCTAGTGACTTACCAAGCGTGAAGAGGTCTGTGTCTACCTGACGTGACAGAGCATAGCCCGCATCAGATGTGTAGAAGTTACGGAGCGAAGCAAGAGCTTGAGTCTCTGTAATATCTTCGATGATGCGTGAGTATTCGTAGTGCTTGTCAATTGCAACTTGCACTTCGCTCTCTGTGTTGCTTTGGATTGTGACAGCAGTTGCTGACGCTTTCGCGTACGCATCGCCACGGATAGGAGCAGGAATATGGATGATGTCACCCTTCTTGCCTGTCATACCCATTTTCTTGACTAGGTTCGCGAGGATGAGGTTTTTCTCATACGCCGCACGAATCTCGTCACTCCAAATTTCAGGGATAAATGTAGCAGCAGTAGTGTTAGTTACTGCGCCACCCATATTAGGATAAGTAGAAGTAGTCATAATAATCTCTCAAAGGTTAGCTTTTTACGCGACCTTCCTGATACGCCCTCATGATCTCATCAGACATCGATTGATAGCGTTGCGGGTTGGTTCGCATTAGTTCAATAATGTCGCTTCGTCTATAGATCTTTCTGCTTGGTGCTTCTGAACTTCCATTAGCACCGCCCGTTGAAGCTGCGTTCAAAGTTTGTTTACGCTCTTTGCGCTCAACACTTACGGCTTGTTGCGCAACGTCTTGAGTTGATTTCCAAGAAGAAAACAATTCATCTGCTGCGTCATAGTCGTATTTGTTGTTTGCTCGCTCGTATAACTCTGAACGGATCTTGCTGCCGACCACCCACTTTTGAAAGTTGGCGTCCATAGCAATCTCTTTAATGTCAGGATGCTTCTGCTGTAAAGCCGAAAGCGTCTGACTTTGTTTCATTTGATTGCCCAATTGCTCCAACTGTTTAATGGTTGGATGGTTTGCAATTTTGCTATCAACAGCTTTGTCGGGTTCGGCAAAGAAATCTATCTCTTCAGCCTGTTCCGGTTCGTTGACTTTGGTCTGATTAAGAATGAAATCGTCTACAACTTTTCTTAGCTGACCTACTTCCTGTCCTTGCTGACCGATGCGGGACTCTGCCTCTTGGTGCATCTTGATCAACTCAGCAGGAGTTTTCCCCCTATAATGTTCGGGAGTGTCATCTACGGCTACCTCTTCAGTATTTTCCGAGACCGCTTCCTGTTGTATTTCTTCATCTACCTCGTTCGTCACTTCGTCAATAAGTTGTGCCACTATTAAACTCCTATGGAGACAAGACCAATTCTAAGCTACCCCGAAGGACTTAT